TGAGGTGCGCGGCCTGCTGTATGTGGTGGCTGGCCCGGTCCTGTCCAGGATTAACGCAGACAAAAGCATCGACCAGTTCACCTACGTGGACGGCACCGGCCCGGTAGGAATCAGCACCAATGGCAAGCAGATCCACATTGCAGCCGGTGATGCTGGCTTCATCTTTGATGTTGAGTCTGAGGCGCTGACGCCAATTTCAGACCCGGAGTACCCGCAGGCCTTCACATCCACCTTCGTGGCGGGCCGATTCGTGGTGGAGGATGCCGAAAGCCAGGGCAAGTTCTTCTGGTCGGATCTGTATGACGGGCTGAACTGGAACGGCTTGAATTTCGCCACGGCAGAGCTGCTGCCTGATCCTGTCCTGGCGGTGTATGGCCGGGGCCAGACCTTGACCGTATTCGGCACCCAGACCGTGGAATTCTGGCGACCATCGGAAGACGGATTTTCCCCGGTAACCGGTTCCGGTCAGCGCATGGGTTTGCGATCCCGGGCAAGCGTGGCAGAGGTGGATAACGTCATCTTCTACCACGCCTCAGACGGGTCATTCCGGGCCATGTCAGGCTACCAGCCGCAGCGCATCAGCACGCCCGATGTTGAGGCCGCAATCAGCGAGTGGACCGATGCAGAGGCATTCACCTACGCCCTGGACGGCCACACGGTCTACCAAGTCACCAGCCCCAGCTTTGACCGGACATTCTGCTACGACCTGACCGAATCCCAGCGCCTGTGCACACCGGTATGGTTCGAGCGCCGCTCCGGCCTCGGCCAGAACGCAACCCGGCACCGGGCCCGGTTCAGCGCTGTGTGCTTCGGCAAGACCTTGGTTGGCGACACGCAGACTGGCGTTGTGTGGGAGCTGGCCTCGCGGTTCCCGCCGCAATTCGCCGAATTCTATACCCCGCATCTGACCGACCCAGATTCGCACCGACGCATGATTCTGGACCAGCTGGAACTGATCTGCCGGACCGGACAAACCGCTGTTCTCGAAGACGCTGGCTGGAGCGAGCTGTGGAACCTTCTATGGGGTGGCGGCCAGCTCACCCAGGAGCCGCAATGCATGCTCTCTTTGAGCCGCAACAACGGCTTCGAATGGGGCGAAAGCAAATGGCGGCCCATGGGCGTGGACGGACAGCACGACAAGCGCATGATCTGGCGCCGCCTGGGCCAGTTCCGGCAGGTGGCCTGCCACTTCCGCATGACTCAGCCGGTCCCGTTCACCGTCATTGGAGTGAATGCGAATGTCCGTTGAGCTGCCCGATCAGCGCGAGCCCGTCATCGAGAACCGGCCCGACTTGTTCATGAATATCACCTGGTTCGAGGCCATGACCGAATTGGCCCGGCTCCTGAACCGAAACCGCAACCGCATTGCCGAGCTGGAACAGCAGAACACAGCCCAGCAAGTGCAGATTGACGACCTCATTTCCCGAGTGGAAGCGCTCGAATCCCCGTAGGAGATAATCATGGCTATTGGAGTAATGGGTGCCGCCCTGGGTGGCGGCCTTGCCAGTGGCGGCCTTTCTGCATGGGGCGCCAGCAAAGGCGCCGACGCGATGGCGGATGCTATCGAGCAGGCTGTAAGGCTGCAGCAAGAGCAAATGCGCCTGGCTCGCCAGGAGTTTACTCCCTATGCGCAGGCCGGCCGTGAATCCCTGACGCAGTACCAAGGGAACATCGGCAACCAGCCCAGTTATCAGAACGTGCTGGCAAATCTGGTCAACGACCCTGGGTATCAGTTCCGCATGCAGCAGGGGCAACAAGCCATCGAGGGCGGCGCAGCCGCGCGCGGCAACCTCCTGTCTGGCGCCCACCTGAAGGACTTGACCGAATATTCCCAAGGCATGGCCTCGCAAGAAGGCGCGAACGCCTACAACCGGGAATTCAACGCCTTCAACAATACCCAGAACCAGCTGGCGAACCTGATGCAGCAGGGCTTCAACGCCTCCGGCCAGATCGTGGGCACTGGACAGGCCACCACCAACAATCTGGCGAATCTGGCCATGCAGGGCGGGGCAAACCAGTCCAACTACTACACCAATCTGGCGAATGCCGGGCAAGGCTTCCTGAACGGGATGACCGGCGCTGCGATGTTCAATCAAATGTATCCGGGGTAACCCATGATCACTCTGAAAGACCTCTACACTGGCGGCGTTTCGCCCGGTATCAGCCAAGGCATGAAGTGGGCAGGCCAGGCGCAGAACATCGACACAGGGCGCGCGCGCAACCGGCTGCTGGACCTGCAAACGGAATACGAGCCGACCCGGCAGGCAAACCAGAACCGTCTGGCCGAGCTTGGGATTCAGGGCAAAGAGCAGGCCATCTCTCAGAATGAACAGAAGCAGGGCGTTACGAACCTGGATCTGTTGCGCCGCGCCCTGGAGGGTCAGGGGCCGATCTCTGAGATTCAAGACGATGAGACCGCCAACCAGCGCTACCGAGTGGCCCAGAGTATTCTTGGTCAGGCCGGCGTTGACCTGAATGGCATGCCGGAGGCGGTCACCGCTGCAGAGCTTCACGCGGTGGGTGGCATCAATGGCGCGGCTGGCAACACCGGCGTCCAGTCTACCTTCACCACCGATGACGGGAAGCTGGGCCTTGTCTTCCGCGATGGTCGAAGAGAAATCACGGATACCGGTGTGCAGCGCTCCTATCAGGCCCGCGACTACGGCGACCGTCCCTTCATCTTCGATTCGAAGAGCGGCCAGCTCATGCCGGTTGGCGGCGCGGCTGGAGATGCGGCGCTCAGTGCTGCCGACCAGCAGCGCCAGGCGGAAGTACAGCAAACCCGGCAGGAGGCGATGGCCAAAGAGGGCGCCAAAGCTGAGGCAGCCCAGGGCGCACAGGCCAGAGAATCAAGCCGTGTTCTTGGAATGCTTGACCAGATGGAGAATTTGGTTAACCAAGGGGTTTACGGTGGCGGCATTCTGGACCGAGCGGGCCGCATGGCTGCCGGTGCCGGCGTACCCTTCGACATGGAAAAGGCAAATCGCACCCAGCAGCTGCGCCAAATGGCAACGGAGCTGAAATTGCAGGCCAAGCCGCCTGGCATGGGCGCCATGTCCGATTCCGAGTGGCAGATCTTGAAAGAGGCCATTCCGAATCCTGATGCAGGTACGCCTGAGCAGATCCTGGCCGGCATCGAACAATTCCGGCGCACGGTTCGGTCTCGCATGAGCAGCGGGCAGCAGCCGGCCGCCACCGGCAACACAGTCAAATGGGATGATCTGTAATGGATGTAGAGCTGCCGAACGGCAAGGTGATCCAGGGTGTGCCAGAAGGCACCCCGAAAGAAGAGATCATGCGCAAGGCGATTGGTGCCGGCCTGGCGACTGAGGCGGACTTTGCTACTAGGCAGCAGACTCAGGCCGGCGCGCCGATTGAGCAAGAGAGCGCTGCGCAGCCTGTTGCCGCAGAAGAGGGTGAGCGACCCTGGTATGAATCTGTTCCTCAATTTGTTGCTGCCAGACAGCTGTACGAGGCCGCCGGAGAAGTTTTGAGCGGTTACCAGGGCATGGCTCAGGGAGAGAGCCCGCTGGAATCTATGGGTAGCGCAATCTCAAAAGCCCCCACATCTGTGCCTGCCGAGCTGGCTGCATCAATGGGCAGTGGGGCAGTGGGGCAGGCGCTTGGTGGTCTTGCCGGAATTGGAGCATCAACCGTTGCTGGCTCAGAAAGAGGGGCGGAAACCGTAGATTCGGTGTCTGGAGCGCTGACCTATAGGCCTCGGGCAGAGAGCACTCAAGAGGCTATGCGGCCTATTGAAAAGGCTGGCCAAGCATGGGAAAGATTGCAGAGCCTGACCGGTGGAGCGGTTGAGTCTCTTGCAACGGCAGCTGGGGCTGAGCCAGGTTCACCTGCCGCCGGGGCCGCCTACGCTGCGGGATCGACCATTCCGGACGCAGTAGGCATGCTGGTTCCGGCCAGCAGAATGAGAAAACAGCCGCAGGCCACCGGCACAGTGGAGGGCATGACGAGCAACATAGAGCAGGCCGGGAGGAGCGGTCTTGGCCGCAGAGGGGCATCAAACAGAGCCGCGCAAGCGCTGGCCGAAGAAGTCCAGCCGCAAGGAGAAGTAGTGCGCGCCCTAGAGGATGTGGGCATCCCTGCCGAGTCAGTACCCCCGGAAGTCCTATCTGGCAACCAAGCATTCCGCGAGGTGGCCGGCACCGCTCGCTCTGTACCTGGTTCCGAGCTTTCTCAGCGATACCGTGGGTTCATGGAGGATTTGTCCCGCAGGGCTGACGAGCTGTCGCGCGCGGCTGATGCTGACGATATTGGCACCATTAATGCTCGGGTAGAGGAGGGGCTGGCGGAAAAAATCAATACGGCCAGCCGAATCGAGGGTGAGCTTTACGACAAGGTGGATGCAGCTATCGACCCTCGCACCCCAGTCGATGTGACTCCGATTACCGGTGCCCTTCGTTCTCGCATTGACGAGGTGGGCGGCGATCTTGCCGAGCTGACACCTTCGGAGCGCCGCCTGGTGGGCAGGTTTATGACCCGCCAGAAGCAGCCGGACGGCACCATCACTTACACCGACAAGCCAAAGACGTGGAGCGCGATCAGCGGCCTTCGCAAAGAACTGAATGCGGCCAGAGGCGGGAAATCCACGTTCGGCGACGCTGCCAGCTATGAGTTGAATCGCTACGGCAGCTTGGTATCCGGCACCCAGCGCCGCATCGCTGATGAAATGGGGTTTGGTGATGATTATGCCGCTGCCATGAAGGCTACCGGAGTTAAAAAATCCGCACAGGAGGCTGCAGAGAAACTGCTAGGCAAGCGCCTGGACAAATCGTTTTCCTCAATCTTTGAGGGAAAAGTGAAAGGTCTGGCTAAAGGTCGCGTGAAGGAATTCCAGGAAGCCCTCGAATCCATCCCGGCAGGACAGCGCCAGCAAGCGGTCACCTCCTTTGTGTATGAC